CAACATCAGCGAATGCTGCATTAAATGCTTTCGGTAATCCATCAGCACTACTAACTATTGCATTGAATACATCTTCTCCAAGCATGCCTCTTTTAACACCTTGTTCAACTGCTTCTTTTGTTGCTTCAGGTAAGTTAGTTAAGAAATCTGTCCACTGTTCTTTTGTTATAGGTTCTGCATCGAAACCTTTTGTTAAGTCAACTTTTATAGAATTTATAATGTCATCAACAGCTCCTGAAATTTCTTCTGTTTCTTTTATATCATCTCTATATTTCTTTACTGCTTTTCCAATTAGAGCAAATGCACCCACTACGATACCTGCTATTCCCATAAATTTGAGACCTATAGCTAAGACTTTAGAAAATGCTGCAGCAAAACCTGAAGTAGCTACACCTGTTTTAATAAATATTCCAGACAACACTGAAAGAATTCCTACGAGACCTGCTAACAACCCAGGCATTTCTCTAAACATTTCAGCTACAGCTTGAAGAACTGCAACGAAACCAATCAAGGCATCTAGGACTATTTTAAGAACAGGTAAAAATATTTCTCCAAAAGTTATTGCAGCTGCATTAAGAGCAGATTTGATCTGTGTTATTTTCATAGAAGCAGTTTCAAATTTTTGTGCTGCTTCATCATTCAAAGCATTTTGAGTTATAGCTTGTTCATTAGCTCTCTTTCTTGCTTCGGTTAAACCTTCTTCGTTGTTTGCTAAAGAAAGTAAAGCTCTTTGTACACGAATAGTTCCTAAACCTAATTCTTCTAATGTTGCAGTTGTTGATCTTCCCTCTTCATTCATAGAGTTCAGACCACCTAAGAATATTTGTGCTGCTTCTCCTATATCAGTTTCTATCAATCTCCTAAACTGATTTATGTCCATCCCTGCTGTTTCTGCAAACTGAGCCATTTCACTGCCACCAAGTTTTGCTGCGTCAGAAAGATTTAAGAATAATTTACCTAAAGCTGTAGCACCTGCTTGAGACTGTTGACCTGTTTCTCTCATTGCTGCTGAGAAAGCAAGTATCTCTTCTGTACTCAAACCAACTATGCTACCTGTGGCACCAAAGTTTTGCAAGAAGAATTATCTCTCCTTCTGTTGCTGCTGTACTGTTTCCTAATTCAACGAGTACTGCTGCATATTTACCAATAGCATCTGTTTGTTCATTGGTAACATTAAGAAATCTTGCCATTGAGGTTGCTGCTTGTTCTGCAGACATGTTTGTAGCTGTACCTAATTTAGCAACAACTTCTGTGAAACTAGAGATATCATCTGCTCCAATTCCCAACTGTCCACCAACTGCTGCAATACCTGCAAGTTCCCCTGCCATAATTGGTATCTCTGTTGATAAACGAAGAATGTCATCTGATATATTTTTAAAGACCTGCGGATCTTGAACATCGTTCATAGTCTTTTTTACATTTGCAAATTCGTTTTCGAATTTAACTGCAGCTGCTGCACCACCAGCCATTGCCAAAGCAAGACCAGCTAAAGTACCCATTGCTGCAGTACCCACTGCTGCGGATAATCCAGAAGTAAATTTAGTTATTGTTTTGGACGCGTTAGCACCAAAAGATGATAATTGTGATTGAGCTTGTTTTAAGGAAGCTTTCGCTGCAACTAATATACTAAAGTCAGCCATTGCCTATACTCCTAAATCATTCATAGCGACATCAAGAGAAACTTTTGTTTTTTGCTTGTTTTTTGTAAAATCGGATTCTTTTTCATTTCTCGTTTTCATTTCTTCATACATTTCTGCATGGTAGGGTGCGTAAAAAGCTGATTCTTGAGAAACTAAAGAAAAAAGTAATACTTTGAATTTTCTCCACGATATGGACAATGGGTCTATCTTGTAGAAGCGATGGAAGTCTGACTCTACTGACGAAAATCTTTCTAAGACATCGTTAGTAGAGATACTTATTTTGGGCTATCAGGATCCTCATCGTCTGCTTCTCCACCAACCGCATTTGGGTCAGGGATAACAGCGTATTGAACTAATAACCAATTAAGTAGCTCTTCCAATTGTTTCCAAGAGACTTTATTCTCCATCATATCCTGTAGAATTTCTGCTCCGAGAAGCTCTTCTAAGAATTTACCTATTTGTTTTGGATCGGGCTCGCCTGCATCGTTTAATATTGCAAGCTGACCTAAAACCACACTAGCTGGTAGCTGTCCAGGAATACTATATTTCTTTCCAGCTACCTTAAACTCTAGCTTTTTTTCAACCAGCTCTTCATAAGCCTTATCGAAATCCATAAAATCTGACATAACTCTCCTATCTTAGAAACTGTAATTAAACAGTATCTATAACTTTAAATATGTTGCTAAATGGAGCATCACTATTAGGTTTCAACACTTTATATTCAACTGTGATTGTTACCTTTTGTGGTGCTTTAGCATGAACCATTGAGAAAGCCCCAATGTTCACTGCTCTAGGAACATGAATGTCCCTAACTTTTCCTGTTCCAGCTTCATCTGTTCCTGGAGCGTTAACTCTTAACAAAAGACCATATTCTAAGAATGAGTCTGTTGTTGGGGGAACTAATGTGCTGTAACCTGCAGTAGGAGTATCAGCAGAAACTGTTCCACCCGCCATTGCTAACTTTAAGTTAGACAATGAAGCTTGTGCAAGTTCGCCTGTAACTCTTACTTCTTGTGCAGTCTTGATTGTTTTAATCGGATCAATCTCTTCCGCGACCATAACATCTTCAAATGTTTTGTCATATTCTAATGAGAATCCACCCTCAGAATAACCTATATCTGTCCAATACGAACTGTCTGGACCTGCTGAAGGATTTGCAGGGAATGTAGCACTAGGGCTACTTCCATTTAAATCTGATTCAAGTGCAGTAAATAGATTACCTGTTCCGAGAAGAACCTCTGTAATACTTTGTGCCATTACTTATACCTACCTATAACTTATGAGGAACTTGTCATTCCTCTTCTTCTATTACTAAATCGGTATCCTCAAGTTCAAGCTCTTCCATCTTTTCCTTATCATCTTTGATAAAGTTTTTTACTTCTCCCATACCTTCTTTTTCTGCTATAAAAGTTGGAAGTATTGTATCTCCTTGTTTGGTTCCAGCTTCTTTCATCCTTTTCCAATCAGCAGATGATACTTCTACCCAATCTTTTCCAATGATAAGATCGAGTTTTTCATCTCTTATAGCGTCAAAATCTCTTATGTAAGGGTTTAACTTAATTTTTTTCATTATGCTTCTCCATAATACATACCTACATTTACAGTATAGCGTGCCAAATCGTTCTCTGTATTATCTATTCTGTATGGACCTTGTATTGGATTAAACCCATGTACTCTTCCATCTTGTCCTGTTATTGAGTATTTTTTACCTGGAAAATCAAACGCACAACGAACAAAGGCGTTAGCTAATTCAAATGCTTTTGCGAAATCAGGGGTTCCTTTATTGTTATCAGATCCATATTTACCTGCATAACAATCTACATCAACACTTGCTAACCAAAGAGGTGCACCATTTACATTTTCTGCGGTTGCTGAATTTAATAATATAACAGCAAAAGGAAGTGTTGCATTTGAAGGTAGCCTTGTTGCTATTCCTGTTCCAACAATATCGGATATTAAAGTTTGGTCTAGAGCCCAAGTTCTAAACAGTACTTCTGAATCTGGTAAATTAATTGCCATTAGAAAGGTATGTCCCAATTATTCATATTATTCTTTTCATAAATATCTTTAAATGGATTAGTCCTAAATTTTCCTCCAAGAGCTGCACTCATGTTGTATTTTGGTGCCTCATGGTATATTTCGTATAACGCTCTTCTAACCATAGCACCTTTATTGGTGTTCTTCTTTGACCTATCGAATGGACCTCTACCATCGTTATTATAAAAACCACCAAAGTAAGTATCTCCTTCAGGTCTAGGGCCTGTGACGCTTCTTAAGAATTGGAATCTTCTAGGAATAGGTAGCAGTGCGTCCATATATCCTGTTTCTTTATTGAAGCCATTGTTTATACCAAACTCTACAACCCAAGGATAAGGAACATTAGGATCAGGCATAGGTTTAACATTACCAATTTTAATGTAATAATCTCCTGTGTCTTTTTTAGAATTAGACCTTGTTTTCCTCATGGCAAGAGAATTTATTAATCTATCACTATCACGAGGAGTTTTTTCTCCTATTTTTTGAAAAATATATTCTGCTAAATATTCAGCTCTGTTTTCAGCTTGCATGTTCATTCTATCGAAATTAGCAATCATTCGAGTAGAGACAGTTCCTGGTCTTAACTTTTTAACCATTCTATCTAGAGTAATCGTTGCATTAGCTCCTACAACAGACCTAAGAGAACGAGATCCAACATTTCCGAAAAAAGTAGTTCCTGATGGAATAACACCTATAACTTTACCTGCAACTTTACCACCAGCTCTTCGTACAGCTCTTTCTCCTATACCTGCTACTTGAAATCTGTCTGTATTTTTTTCTATAGTGTTCTTAAGAGCGTTGAAGTCTCCAATAGCTCTACCAAGTGCCAAGTTATATCTGTTTAGTTTTCCTAATACAGGAAGAGGAAGAACGCTTTGTGCATCTTCTAACGCAACAGAGAGTGTGTAAATAAAGTTTCTTGTATCGTTAAGATCTCTTGGTAGACCATAGTTATTTATTTCAGAGTCTGTATAAATTAAATACCTATTCATAGCTCTATGAGTTTTTGTTAATCTAAAACTTCTTAGAGATCTACCTATAATTTGTTGTTTTACTTTAGGAGCTGCCATTAGTAACCACTCTGAACTATTAATTGTTTATAAAAAGAATTACCAAATCTATCTTTAACATTTTTTACACCAATGATATTCCATTTTTTGGAATCGTATATGATTCTGTCTTTTGTTGTTACATCGGTAACAGCAGGAATAGTGATTCTTAATGTTATTAAATTTTGTAATAAACCATCAGTGTTTTCTTCTGTAGTGTCTCCTGAAAAAACTACTCTTGCTTGAACATTTGAAGAACTTGATGAGAATGCAGTACTAATGTTTCCTCTATCATCAAGTGTTTCGGTTCCTGAAAGTCTTTCTATGTCAATTGATTCGTTTAATAAAGCTGTTGTTAATTGTGGCATAAATTAATTATAACATTAAGGAATACCCCAAATAAAGAAAATAGTCGGTGTCCTGATAAAACCTTCACTTGCGTGAAACTTTAAACACCGACCACTTTCAAATCAGATAGTATATTAATACTAGCCGAATACTTGTTGGTTCTCTACTGTTGAGGACATATTGTCTAAATCTTTTTTAAGATTTAAAAGTCCTTCATCGTAAGCTTTTTTCTTCCAATCCCCTAAAAGATTAAGTTCAGCTCTTCTTTGCATATCATTTTCTATAGAGTTGGCTTTAACAAATCTATTTTTCCATTTTGAATATGCTTTACCATAATGAATACAGTTGTATTGAAGTCCTGTACTTGTTTTTCTTGACCTGTGAAAAAAACTTGCAGGTAGTATTCCTGCTTCTTTATATATAGAACACTTTTTTTCTTCTACAGTTACTTCAGGAGTGTTTCTTTTATTGTAGTAATACTGAACTTGTTTTATGTCACACTCTTTGCATTTAAGCATAAGTTTATCTCTTCCAAATTTTGATTTATAAAATTTTGATACAGGCAATACTGTCTCGCAAGAATTACACATTTTAGTAGTAGGAAAGTAAGCATTCTGATAAGCTAATTTCAAAGCTCTGTTTACTTGTCTCCTAAGTTCATCATTTTCATTCATCCACTTTTCTAATGTTCTTATTCCAAAGTTTGGTATATGAGTAAATAATCCTGCGTTTAATACTCCATTACTGTTTTCACAAGCAGCAATAACTTTACCGAATAGCTCATGATCAAAAGCTTTAACTTTTGGAAGACCGAATCTAAGTCTAAACTGTCTAACTCTCTCTCTTGAAACGCCCCATTCATTACCCCATTCTGTATTGCTTTTGGATGGTTCTTGTTGCAAAAAACTTACTATTTGGTCTTTTGTTAATTTTTTTGGTGTGTATGTTTTACTTTCCAAATTTGTTCTCCTCTATTAGTATTAAAAAGTTTAACATATCCTTGCACAATTGCAAATTTTATGTTTATAATTAAGTATCAGATAGAAAAAGGAGATATTTTGGTAGAGATACCTTATGTCGATACTGCACCTGCTTTTGAGGATGAGATAATCCACAAAGGAGAGTTTATGATACATGTGAGGTGGAACCCTTATATGAGCTCTCACGAAGCAGATGTGTTCAAAGTTAAATCTGTAGGTACTAAACAAAGTTATGCTTTGATCGGTACAGGGGCAGGTAAGTCTAAAAAACTAGCTTTGGCAGACGCAGAAATGCTTATTATAGACTAACTATCAAAAACAAAGGAGAATATGATAGCTGAATGTATGCTATTTTTAGCAAGTTTTTCGCCACCCCTAGTAGGCACAGAAACTGATTTTATCAATAAACATTTAGAATGTAGGGAAGAAATCCCTCAAAAAATGAAACAATATTCAAGTCTTTATCTTCAACACTTTGACTTCGAAAATATAGACACAGCAGTAAGAATTGGGTGGTGCGAAAGCAGGGGAAAAGATACTGCATATCGTGATGACAATTCCGATTCAGGCGTTATGCAATTTGTTCCTTGGACTTGGAATTGGGTTGCTGAGGAGTATGATCTACCTAGGTGGAATGAGTGGGTAATCCTGTATCATGGGCAACCATATACAGGTCCCACTTCCAAAACAGATTTTGGTTTTGAATTCAAAAAAGTACAATTCTCTCCTTATTACAACATTTTATTTGCCTCTATACTTGCCGAAGACATCTATGGTAAAACTCAATGGAGAGATTGGTCTTCAAGCGAGTGGTGTTGGTCTGATGTAATTGAATGGGAGAAGAAATGGAAAAAAGAAGAAAACATGTAACCTTTTTTACTTTGGAGTGGTCTAATTAGTATGATTGAATTTCCAAATAAAAAATATAAAATAATTTACGCTGATCCACCATGGTCTTATGATGATCCCTCTAAAAACAGAGGCGGTGCTGTAAGACATTATCCTACAATGTCTATTGATGATATTTGTAATTTACCTGTAAAAGATATAGCTGATGATGACTGTATCTTGTTTTTATGGACAACATTTCCTAAATTAATAGAAACAATACCTTTATTCGAAGCGTGGGGTTTCACATATAAAACAAATGGTTTTACATGGATAAAAAAGAACAAAGTATCTACTGATACAAATTTTTGGGGAATGGGTAGGTGGACTAGATCTAATGCAGAAATATGTTTGATTGGTGTTAAAGGTAAACCTAAAAGATTAAGTGCAGGAGTTCATAGTGTTATAGAAAGTCCTATTGAAAGACATTCAAAGAAACCTGACATAGTTAGAGAAAAAATAATAGAACTTGTCGGAGACCTTCCTCGAATAGAACTATTCGCAAGAAATAGTACTGAAGGTTGGGATACATGGGGTAATGAGTCATGAAAATAGGTAGTTTATTTAGTGGTATTGGTGGTCTTGATTTAGGAATAGAAAGAGGTCTATCTGATTTTGGTGCTGAGACTGTATGGCAAGTAGAGTTTGATGAGTACTGTTGTTCTGTTTTAGAAAAAAGATTTCCAAGATCACAAGTTATTAACAAAGATATTAATGAAGTTAAGTTTGAAGAGTTGGAACCTATCGATATGCTTATTGGTGGATTCCCTTGTCAGAGTTTTAGTTACGCAGGTAACAGGAAAGGAATGAGTGAAGAAGATGAACGAGGAATGTTATGGTATCAGTTCGAAAGAGCCATTAGCGTACTTAGACCAAAATGGGTTGTGGCAGAAAATGTCAGAGGACTCCTCACAGCCAAAGACGACCAAGGAAACAAAGGAGGAGCTTTCGCAAGAGTTGTTTCTTTCCTTTCCGACAGCGGGTATAGTGTTGAATGGCAAGTTGTATCAGCAGCCTCGGTTAATGCCTCGCACCTTAGAGAAAGAATATTCATCGTGGGAAACTCCGAACACTATGGATTACTTGAAACCGAGAACAGGGGAAGCTTTGGAGAACGCTCTTTATCGTGGAGACAAATCCAAGAAGAGCAAGAGAAAAAGCACAGGGAACTTGAGAGAGAATCCCAAATTGTGGTCAACACCAAGAGCGAGTCAGGCCTCGAAGCCAATAAACAAACAAGCTCCATCAGTGAAAGCAGGGAAACATGGATCGACTCTAGAGCAGGACATGGGGGAGAGAAACCCGAAACTTATTGGGAAAAGATTGAACAGCCAATGGGTATCACTACTTATGGGTTTCCCCGCGGATTGGCAGGAGATTTAGGATTACCTAACTATTGGGGTTATAGCAACGACAATATGTGGAGAACTCCAACCTTAGCTGATTCAAAAAATGACGCTTTGAAACACGCGACAAAACTACTTCAAGGAAAAGACAAAAGAAGCTCAGGACAAAGAATACAGGTTGCTTTAGCTGACCAAGTAGCAATATCTGAGATTATAGAAAATCCTGAATTGTTTGAACAATACAAAGATCATTTAATGGTAAGAAGAGATAATTTGCCTACTCAAAAAGAGTTTGTTGATTACTTGAGAACTGTTACTTCAGCAAAGCAATTATTTGATAGCACTGAAGGTATAAAGAAATCTACTATTGAACATTGGTTTAGAAGAGATACTTCAGGTTTCAGTTATCCAAGTATTGAAGATTGGGAAAAAATAAAACCTTACTTGAGTCCTTTAAAGTTTGATAAAGAACTTACAGAAGTTACTGACATTGAATGGAAAAGAGATAAGTGGCAAACACCATTAGTTTCTAGCAGTAGACCAAGCACAGCTAGGATAGAAAAAGGAATAAATCCAAAAGGTCAACTTTCAGAAAACCCTGGAGTCTATACAGAAGAATATCTTATAGAGCCTTGGGAAACTGTTCCAAGAACAGTAGAAAACGAAGAAGACAGGATTAATAAGATCAAAGCACTAGGAAATGCAGTAGTTCCTGCTTGTGCTGAATTTGTTGGTATTTGCATTGCGAATTCTATAAAGTTCGGTATACTTGTGTTTGACAGTCTATATGAAAGAGAGAACAAGAAATGAACAGATTAGAGCGTAGAGCTGCGAAGTCAAAAAAGAAACACAGATATCAGGGGCTAAGTAAGACACAAGTCCTACACCCAGGTGTCATAGATAGATAAATGAAAATAAAAATTATCTTGAACAGTGGTGGAGAATTTGTAGATATACATTT